CTGTCCGTATATTCATTTGTCCCATCAGTCAATACAGAGAAAGCCTTTTTTTGCTCGGCCTTAATGTACACGTCCAACCAATCGTCAAGATAAGTTTCACCAATACCGGTTCCATCCAACATTATCACAGTTTTTTCCCCCTCCTGCCATTGTACCCCGGTCTTATTTGCACTGTCCGTAAACCATACCATGCGGATAATCGGTGCCGGTATCGGCACAATTTCTCCATTCCACTGTACCATAGCTATATTCCTATGCAGGATTTCATCAGGATTGATGGAAGCCTGACTTGCCGGTATGCACGTAAATTTTGGATAAACACGATTGACGGAGAATTGCTGTCTTGCAACCTCCTTTCCACCAACCTTCACCAACAGCAAGTAATCCCCCTTCTCGACCAAACGCAAGTCCATTATCAGGCTGGTTAAGGACAAAGCCACTATTTCATGGTTTGCGGTAGTCAGCATTGTTTGACTTGATATGCTGTTCACCTGATAAAGTTCAATTGTATATCCGGTAGTTATTTTATTCACTCCCTTTGTTACCATAAGTGGAATGGTGCGCTCGTATGAATTTTCATCCAAAGCTGCATTCCTATTGGCCGTAGATGCGGAAATCAAATTGTTGGCTACCTTGTAATCATACAACAAAAGCTTGTCAAGAAATGGATTGTACTGGATTATCTGACTATCCCCAATAGACAAACCGTAGGTATCTTCACTCTTATCTACCGTTGTCAACATGATAGAGTCAGTCTTAACGGGAATATTCACCCCAAGCCGGGTATCAGCTATCAGACCTTCAAAATACAACTCAAAACTTTCACCCGGAGCCACATTTCTGCTTATGGTAATGGCACCGCGTGTATCTCCAACCGTATCTATACTGTACTTCCCATTCCATGAACTGATTGCAGAAATATTCTCTCCATTAGCAAACCAGTTCATTTCTGCCAACAAAGAATTAACATAAGGCATATCCCAGCTACCGTCAGCGGCATTCGCTATGACTTCCGGTAAAATCACCAGTGGAGTAACCCCACGGTCAGGATCATATTCATTTGCCACCGGATTATAGACCTGATTGGCCGGACTGTTCGGTGTCATTATCTTCAAGCTTACTGCAATCGTAAGCGGTTGAAACTCTTTTCTGATTCTTTTCTTTTCACTCTCTATCATATCGTCACAATTGCTTCTACTGATGCAGTATCATTTGTTGCCGTTATGGTAAACAAGGTACTTACCACTGTTACTGAATTATTTCCTAAATCACTAATTTCCTTTGTGTTATGTATCGTTATTGAACCGTTGAAATCCTTATGCTTGATATTCCAAGCTTCATCATCGGCGGTATCTCCACTATCCCTTCGGATAGCCCATTGTCTAACTGTGTCTGTAATATCCTCCCAACCTTTAAAGACCTTGCAAGTAATTTCCATTGATTCACCATAAGCAAGAAAATTGTCACCTTGCGTATCAATCTCAATGCGTACCGGTGCATCTATCTGTAACTGTTCGATTGTGCCGGTCATATAAATGTTATTCAGATAAGCAGAATAACCGGTCATATCCAACCCGAAGATGTTGAGATTGCTCAAATCCCCATCCTGCATTGCAACCATACTCTTTGTAAACTCCCAGTCATTTACCCCTACCAAGAAACGGCGGTATGTCCTCGTCTCATAAGCGGAAGTCTGGCGTTCCTTGTTTGTAAAGTTGCCATAAGCGACAAAATGCAAAGCCTCACACGGATGGAAAGAATATTGCCAACGATCAGAAACACCACGAAGCACATAGCGAAACCTTTTGTTTGTTCCGGCATCCAATATTTCTGTAATACGAAAATAGATTGTACAGAAACCGGCAAACATACGGTTGCCACGGCTATCATCTATATCAGATACCGCATTATTCCCCGGCGTTTCATAGTCATGGAAATACCCCATGCAAATATCATCCACAGCCACAGCACCTATTTCACCGTCTTGTAATTTCAAACTTATTGTCCCGGAACGTAGCAAGTTACCATCAGCATCATAATCAGGCTCAACACTCTCTATAATTCCAGCACCGGGAGAACGCCATTTGTCACCAAGCACAATTTCAGCACGGTTAAAACGCAATTCCGGCACCTCTAAAAACCTGCGTAACGTGAGGCTTTCCATATACCCACGTCCCATGCTGTCTATTTTCGCCCCAAAGCCGGTCAAACCCTCTGCAAAACCGCTTGCACCAAAGATAGCACCGGCTAAGAAGCCGATAAGCCCAGCTGCCGTATCATTGTGGGTGCGCGAAAGAAAAAGCTGATTGCCCAGTGAACGGATGATAGACTGTATCTGTTGGGTATTCAAGCCGCCGGTTCCCTGCCCACCACCTGCAATAGAGTCTATCTGATTTTGGATTTTTTCAAGCGATCCAACAGCCTTTTCCTCCCGAAGTGTCATAGTGTACTTCGGTATCATATCTTCTCCCTCTTTGATAATAAGGGTATCAATAATGATGCTGCCTTCAATACCAAGATCGCTATCAGTGAATAGCATCAAGTCCCCTTCTTTCAAAGTATCATGTATGCTTGCTTCCCCCCTTGCAACAGCCTCATCATGTTGGCGTGCCATGAAAATATCATCCACCTTCGGTTCATACGAATAGCGCACATAGTCATTCTTTGCAAGATATTTTTTCGCGGTAGCAAGCAACCGTTGTGAAGCGGCCTGAATATAAACGTCCGGCATATCAATATAAAGCAGGACAAACTTGTCACCGGACTTTATATTGTAATCCTTGTATGGGAAATATAATTTCAGACTTTCATCATATACACGGTTACAAGTCAGCACATATTTATTGCCCTTCTTCTCACATTTGGTTATTTCAAAATCCCGGCCACCACACATGCCGTTTTTCATGCTAATGGTGGCTGTTTCAGAAGTCAGGTAATCGTTTATATTGAAACCAACATCTTTTAGCGTTATTGTAAAAGGTGGGACATCTTCACCTTCCTTCAGGCTATCCATTGTACCATCATCTGTCAGTTGTTCGGCATCAGCCACTTCGTCAAGATTGCCATTATCCCCGGCATCCAATGATACATAAATACCTGCATCTTTCAACTGTTCGGCGGTCATACCTTCCATTGAAGGACATATTTCTTCCAAATCACCGGTACCGTCAAAATAAACACTCCCTTCCCGAATGCCAAGCACAGCAATATTCTTGCTGTCAATATATGGATCAAGCGTTGTCTTAGGAAAATCAGGTAACATCAGATTTTCCACGGCCATGTTATTCGGCAAATAATTGGTAAGAGAACTGTTTGAGAGCTTATTATAATACCGGTTAGGCATATTTCTTGTACTACCGTATGCACGCAATCGCGTAATAATCTGTTGATCCGCATCGGCTGTACGTTGAATTTCGTACAAACCGTTTCCACGTCCATACTTGAAAATATTGCCCACAGCAATACCGGCAGTACCGATTGTTATTGTTCGGCCACGAATAACAAAGTTCGCACCAAATTTTGAATTGAACAACTCCAATGCACCCCATACCTTTATATTGTTCACATCAATGTTTACATTGGTAGTGCTCACATATTCAGGGTGTACGGCAACCGTCCATTTTTGTGCTCCAGTATATATACGGTCAAGATTTACTTGAACACGGTCTGCCAAATCTTGTATAGACGAAGCGAAGAAACTGAACTTAGGCAAAGAAGTGAAGTGTATCTGATTATCACTTTTCACATAATCAAGAAAATCACATCGCGTCAATTCATCTCCCGGCCAGTTGAACTTTACGTTATCATAGACAAACGCTTCTCCCGAAGTTTTTCTTGCCGCCTTTTTTAATGCCGTAGGATCATAGTTTATCTCAAACTTCTCACCACGGTACATAACATAGTCACCTATCTCAAAAAGAATGGGTACGGCACTTTTCAGAGTGCTTGTCACAAAACATGCACCCATCCATGTACCATTATACTCCAAACCTTTCAGTGTACAACGTACCGTATTGCCAGTTTTATCATAAACCTTCCATGCCATACAGCTATACTTTTTCAACCAATGCAACTATCTTTGTCGGTTCCGCAACACTATACGAGGGGATTATTTGAGTTCGAGGATCAGTTACTCTGAATTTTACCGGGAAGGTCAAGACTTCATCCATATTGGACTTATTAAATTCAAAATCTCCAACCTCCAGTAAGTAAAGTCCTTGCCGCCCGATACCCGTGTGCGAGTTATATATTTTCAAGGTGGCACCGTCACCATTTTCTCCCGTGAGATAGTTTTGAAAGGCCATAATTTTATCGTATGCAGTACCCAAATCTCCCTTATAGCACATCTCGGCTTCCAAGTCGTATGCCTTTAATAGCAGCTTATCGGGTATGTAAGTATCTTCACCGTCTTCATCCGGCCAATCCCGTTTGGGTAAATCTTTCGTTTCCCCACCCGGCTTGAACGGAAATTCTGTGCACACAATTCCAAAATGCGCCAAGCTGTCTTTGACTGGAGCATTCTCGGTAGTTTTCTGCATCAAAATAGAATACGGTTCGT